ATTACAAGCGGTTTGATTGATCCGAGCGACGTTGTTTATGGTTCAGTTAATACAGATGCAATTGCGTCTATTACTGGAACTATAACTGGCGTAAAATATGATTTAAAAGGAACAAACTCTTTCGAGCAAACTTTCGTGACTTCTCGCGAAAATGGAACTACTTATTTCGAACAAAAACTTTCTTTATCTTTAAAGAAATTAACAGTTAAGGACCACAAAGAATTGAAGTTGTTGGCTATGGGCCGCCCTCAAGTAATTGTTGAGGATAATAACGGAAACTTTTTCTTTGCTGGTTTAGTTCACGGATTGGAAGTTTCGGGGGGGACCATCGTAACTGGGACTGCACTTGGCGACCTCTCAGGATACACTTTGGAAATTTCAGGACAAGAACCAGTTCCAGCGAACTTTTTGGAGGGTGCAATTTCAACTGTAATTGATACCGTTACTACTGGAGTTTAATAAATTTGTTTTTATAATGTTAAAAACCCTCTAATTAATTTTAGGGGGTTTTTTTGTAAAACAAAAACAAAATTAAAACGTTATACTATTATGATAATACTATTAGAATCAAATCAACCGCAAAAAATTAGTTTCATTCCTTTGAGGAGTGGAGCAGTTTCTTTGCAAATTAGAAATGAGTCTACCGAAGAGATACAAAATATAACTCCAAGTTTTACAACCGAAAAATATTATACAACGTGTACAACTGTTTTTGATTTAAAAGAAAACCATTTTTATAATTTAAAAGTGATAGGAGCCAATAACGAAATTATATATTTGGACAAAATATTTTGCACTAATCAAAGCACGGATTCATATACAATAAATAAAGACACTTACGTAGTGTCTGAAAATAATACCATTTTTTATGAGTAATAATATACAAATTGTTGAATTAACGGCATACAACCCGCCCAAAGCAGTTGAGACTCGTCAAGATGACTGGGTAAAGTTTGGCGTTAAAAATAATTACTATCAATTTTTAATTGATCGTTACAACAACTCAACAACAAACAATCAGGTTATAAACAACATCGTTAAATTAATTTACGGCAAAGGACTTGACGCAAAAGACGCTTCAAAAAAACCTAGTGAGTACGCTCAAATGAAAATGTTATTTTCAAAAGAGGTAACAAAGAGAGCGATCACGGATTTAAAACTTTTGGGACAATGTGCGCTGCAAGTTATTTACGCCAAAAATAAAAAAACTATTGTTGAGGTTCAACACATACCCGTTCATTTATTACGCCCTCAAAAATGTAATAAGGAGGGAATTATCGAAAATTATTACTATTCTGATAACTGGGATAATTTAAGAGATTTTCCGCCGCAATTAATTCCATCATTTGGAAACGGAAATAGAACTCTTGAAATTTTAATGATTGGGAACTATACAATCGGTCAAAAATATTTTTCAAATGTAGATTATTTAGGAGGTTTGGCATATTGCAAACTCGAGGAGGATGTGGCCGAATATCTTATTTCGTTAGTTGAGAGCGGATTTTCGCCTTTGACAGTTGTCAATTTCAACAACGGAATACCAACCGAAGACCAACAAAAAACAATTTCGGACTCTGTAAAAACTCAAGCCTCTGGGCCTAGTGGCAACAAAATAATTGTTGCGTTCAATAGTGACGAAAACAAAAAAACAACGATCGATTCAATTCCTTTGAATAGAGCAGCGGACCAATACGAATATTTGAGCGAAGAGGCAAGAGGAAAAATTTTGCTTTCTCACGGAGTTACGTCTGGTTTGTTGTTCGGTATTCCGTCGGCAAATGGATTTAGTTCAAACGCTGACGAATTGAAAACGGCATCGGTATTATTTCAAAATAATGTTATTATCCCATTCCAGGAAACTTTTTGCGATGGTATAGACAAAATTTTGGCTTATAATGGTTTTAGTTTGGATTTATATTTCAAACCGTTAAACTCTTTGGTTGATCGTTACGAAGTTGCTCAAGCAAATGCAAACGAGATCAAAATGAGTTCACATATTGACGAAATAAACCTCGACGAGTTTGGTGAGGAAATTGATTTGGATGAGTGGGAATTGATCGACTCGAGAAAAGTTGATTACAACGAAGAGGAAAAACTCGACGCTGAATTGAACGCTTTAAACAATCCAAAAAAATCGTTATTTGCAAAAGTTTTTAATTTAGCAAGCGTATCAACTGGAGTAGCAAAAACAAAAAGCGCATCAAGCGAAGACAATCCTCAATTTATAACTCGTTATAGATATGCTGGAAATCCAAATCCAGAGAGAGAGTTTTGTAAAAAAATGATGTCCGCTAATAAATTATACAGAAAAGAGGACATCCAAGCAATGAGCAGAATGAGTGTAAACCCTGGGTTTGGAATGAGTCCAAATTCGGATGCTCCTTATGATATTTTTTTATGGAAAGGTGGGGGTTTATTAAGTGATAATTTTCCAAATGGAACTTGCAAACATTATTGGGTTAGAGAAATGTACAGAAAAATCGGAACTGGAAAAAATACTGCTGCAACACAAGCAACTCCAGCCGAAGTGAGAAAAGCGGGGTATATTGCACCAACTAACGACAAAAGAGGATATATAGCGCCTCACGATATGAGATAATTATGAAAGCATTATTTATTAGTGATAAAGAGTTGAAGCAATTCACCGCTTTAAACGGGAATTTAGACCCAGACAAAACAAAGCAATTTGTTATTATTGCACAAGACACGCATATTTATTCTTATTTAGGGAGTAAGTTGTTCAAAAAAATAAACGACGATATAGTTGCGGGTACATTGGCCAATCCTTATTTAGGCCTTTTAAACGATTATATTAAACCTATGTTATGCCAGTGGGCATTGGTAGAGATATTGCCTTTTAGCGCATATACAATCGCAAACAAGGGGGTATATAAACACAATAGCGAGAATAGTACATCGGTTGAGAAATCAGAGGTTGACTATTTAGTTGAAAAGCAAAGACAAATCGCTCAAAATTATACGCAAAAGTTTATCGATTATATGATCGTTAACTATGCGAGTTTTCCAGAATATTATATCGCACAAACGGGAGATCAATTGCCGTTTTTAAGTGCAAATTTTGGAGGCTGGTATTTACCACAAATGAAAAATTTATTACAAAACGACGCGGGGGACATAAAACGATAATATGGCACTAAATTTCACACACAAAAAAGGGGATACGTTCGACGAGGTTCCGTTTGAGTTAAAAGTCAATACGGTTGCCGTTAATTTAACGGGCGCAGTTATTAAAATGCAATTGAGAAAATTCGACAATACCTCAACGGCTGCCTTGAGTTTAACCTCGGCAAGTTCTGCGGGTATTACAATTACAGACGCAACGGCTGGAAAATTTAAAATCAATTCTCAAATTATAGATATTGATGCTTATACATACGTTTATGATATACAAATTACTTTATCGAGTGGAGTTGTAAAAACATACGTAAGCGGGACATTTAATATCACTAATGAAGTAACAAAATAATAAAAAGATGGGCGACGATATAGAAATCAATGTTACCGAGACGACTAATATAATAGAAATCACTCCACAACCGAACGATCAAATTGTTGATATTGCGGTTACCGATAACGCTCCAAATGTAGAAATAAACGTTACGCCATCGGTTGTTGAAATAAATGTTACACGAGGCAGTTCAACCGCAATTTGGGGAGCTATTAATGGAAATTTAACCGATCAAACGGATTTGGTTACGGCCCTAGGATTGAAAGCCGATTTAGTAGGAGGAAAAGTTCCGAGTTCACAATTGCCGAGTTATGTTGACGATGTTATTGAAGTGGCCAATTATGCCGCGTTGCCAATAAGTGGGGAGATAGGCAAAATTTACGTAACACTAGACAACAATAAAATATATCGTTGGAGTGGTTCGGTTTATATCGAAATTGCTGCTAACAATGCAATTTGGGGAGCAATCACTGGAACGTTAAGCAATCAAACAGACTTGCAAAACGCGTTAAATGCCAAAGAGCCAACAATTACTGCGGGAACAACTTCTCAATATTGGAGAGGGGACAAATCTTGGCAAACGCTAGACAAATCCGCGGTAGGTTTGGGCAATGTGGATAATACATCCGACTTGAATAAACCAATATCGACTGCAACTCAAACGGCATTGGATGGTAAATTTGACGATCCAACGGGAGACACGACTCAATATATCGCGGGAGATGGTTCATTGATTACGTTCCCAGTTGCGGGGCAATCAGGGACTTTGGTTCGTCAGGTGAGAAATACAACTGGAGCGACTTTGACAAAAGGTACAATCGTTTATATTTCGGGTGCCAATGGTAACAAACCAACAGTTTCAAAAGCAATTGCGACTGGTGACTCTACGTCGGCCCAGACTTTCGGAATGTTACAAGCTGATTTGGCAAACAATTCCAACGGATACGTTGTTTGCGTTGGTGATATTATTGGCTTGGATACTTCCGCAATTACAGAGGGAACTCAATTATATTTGTCATCAACAGTTGCGGGGGCCTATACAACGACAAAACAAGTTGCTCCAGCGCATTTGGTTTATATTGGAGTTGTGACTCGTTCGCACCCAACGTTGGGCCAAATTGAGGTTAAAATTCAAAACGGCTACGAATTAGACGAAATTCACGACGTATTAATTACTTCTAAATCGAACAATCAGTTTTTAGTATATGAAAGTGCAAGTTCACTTTGGAAAAATAAATCTTTAGGTACTGTATTAGCAGGTACAAGTTCACAATTTGTAAAAGGCGATGGTTCTTTAGATTCAAGTGTTTACGCTTTAGATAATGGAGTTGTTCACAAGGCAGGTTCAGAAACTATTACAGGTCAAAAGACATTTAATAATACTTCAAGTGGTGTAGCTATATATTCTAATAATACTTCAAGTGGAACAGGATTCCAATCTGATAATGGTTCTACAGGAACAGCTATTTTAATTTCTAATAATTCAAGTGGAAAAGGTATTTATTCTGCTAATACATCCACAGGAACAGGTATTTATTCTTCAAATTTATCAACAGGTATTGCCATTAGCAATTTGAATACTTCTACAGGTAAAGGTTTAGTTTTAACCAATACTTCTGTTGCTACAGGTATGCCTTTTACTATTGTTAAAAATGTTACTGATGTATTTACTATAAATGATGCAGGTGAAGCTACAGGAACTAAATTTATTAAATCAGGCGGTACAAGTTCACAATTCTTAAAAGCTGATGGTAGTGTAGATACTAATACTTATCTTCAGTCAGTAGCCGCTACTTTGCCTTTAGGTTCAACGGGTGGAACATCGCCTGTTATTTCTATAACACAAGCAACTACAAGTTCAAACGGATATTTAAGTTCAACTGATTGGAATACTTTTAACGGAAAACAA